ATTCCATAGGCATCTGGTCTGCCTCACATAAGGATATTTTATGGGCGCTCCGATCTGTACAGACGAAGAGTTTATCCGCGCGTGGGAACTTGGCGGCGGTAGCCCCAAGAAAGTAGCAAAAATTCTCGCCATAGGTGAGCGTCTTGTCTACTCCAAGCGCACCACACTAGCCCAACGCGGTATTATCCTGAAAAGCGTTCCGACGCACGGCTCATCCAAGTGGTCTGCTGACGACGCAGGCCGCGCCTACAAGCGCCAGATCGACCTTAACATCGACACAGGCTGCGCTATCGCCTTCTCTGACGCACACTTCTGGCCCAACCAGATGCGTACCGTTGCCAACGAGGCGTTGCTGATCCTGACCAAGGAACTGAAGCCCCGCACGATGTTTGCCAACGGCGACATCTTTGACGGCGCAGGCGTCAGCCGTCACGCACCACTGGGCTGGACTGAGTTGCCGTCCGTCAAGGAAGAACTTGAGGCGTGTCAGGATCGGATGGCAGAAATTGAAGATGTGTTGCCGAAAGGCTGCACTAAGATTTGGAACGTCGGCAACCATGACGCCCGCTTTGACCGCGCGCTAGTGACAAACTCTGCCGAATATGAAGGTGTCCTCAACCGTCTAGATGAAAAGTTCGACCGCTGGGACTTCGCGTGGTCCACGATGGTCAACGAAAACGTGATGGTCAAGCACCGCTACCACAACGGTATTCATGCCACATATAACAACACCTTGAAGTCAGGTCGCTCCATCGTCACCGGCCACCTGCATCGCCTCGCTGTGACGCCGTGGGCGGACTATAACGGCAGGCGCTACGGCGTGGACACAGGGACGCTGTCCAACCCGCACGGCCCGCAATTCGACTATGCGGAGAACAACCCGTCACCGCACACGTCAGGCTTCGCGGTCCTGTCGTTCAAGGACGGGATGCTGCTGCCGCCGGAACTGGTGGAGGTTATAAACGACAAAGCCTACTTCCGTGGGCAGTGCGTCTATGACGGAACTATTGACTGATAATCCGGTTCAGATACCAAATCGCTTTGCGGTAATCTTCAGCCGCGTCGTTCTTATGCCCAGCACGACTGACGTATTTGAGCGCGTTGCCGACGCAGAAGCCTTCAAACTGCTCCGGCGTCATCTTCGCCTCAAGATAGTCAATCGTTTCGATCCCACCGACCATGTAGTGGTCGGGGTTGATGGCGTCCTTCATGCGCTCAACTCCTTCATCAGTTCATCACGTTCGCGGGCCATGCGTAGCATACAGTACCGCTGATGCAGCCGCCGGGCGATGGCGGGCCGCTTGTGCTGCGCCTTCTCCTCATCCAGCAACCGCAAGGCGTCTGCTTCGGTCAGATCCTTCAGGCCCGCTGTCAGCGTCCGCCAGTGTATTCTATCCATCTTTCAGTTCCTCTAGCGCAATGTCTGATATGGCGCGCTTGTCATGCAGCGCCGCCCAGATGCGTTCATCAATCGTCTTCTCCGTCATCATGACGTAAACCCAAACGTCGTGCTTCTGACCGCCACGGTGCAGACGCCCAACGGCCTGTTCGTACAGTTCCAGCGACCACGGCAGCGACAAGAACACCATGTGCTGCTGGCCTTGCAAGTTGATGCCGTGGCCGAAAGACTTCGGGTGCGCCGCCAGCAGCGGTATCTCGCCACGGTTCCAGCGGGCGACCACATCAACGTCGTCCGCCGTCTGGATCAGCGGGTAGCGGCGCTTTAGTTCTGACAACTCTTCCTGATAGCTGTACCAGATCAGCGTATTAGTGTGCTGGTTCTCCTCCAGCAGTTCGTCCAGCCGGTCAAACTTGTGTGTGCTGAACCAATGCACCAGCACCGGCCCTTCGCGGTTGTACACGAACCCAGACGCCATCTGTTGCAGCTTTGTTGTCAGCGCGCCTGCGTTTTGGGCTATGACGCGGTCATCTGCAAACTTAGCAACAAAGATCTTTTTCATCTCATCATATGGCGCGCGGTTGTCCAGCTTGCAGCGCAACTCGACCGTGTGGCACGGCGGTAACTTGTCGGCGTACTCGCCCGGCTCCAGCACAAACGTCGCGTCCTTGATGCGCGCCATGACCTTCGGCAGCGCGTCAGCCGCTGGCTCCCACTGGCCGAAGTCGCGGTTGATGCAGTGAAAATACTGCTGCAAAAACGCGCCCTTAGACCGGCCTAGCAGCGACTGGTCAATGATCTTGCACTGGCCGAAGACATCCTCCAGCCCGTTTGACGTAAACGATCCGGTCAAACCCCAGCGCACCTTGATGTTCTTAATCAATTTCTCAATGGCCTTGAAGCGTTTGCCTGACGGGTTCTTTAATCGCGTCAGTTCGTCAAATACGATGCCGTCGAACCGCGACAAGTCGGTCAGCTTTTGCAGGTTATCATAATTGATAACCACGACATCCACATCGTTGTTCAGCGCGGCGTCCCGTTGCGCTGGTGTACCCACCGCCAACGCAACACTAAGCCTAGACCACTTCGGCGCTTCGATGGGCCACACCTCGACGCAGACGCGCTTGGGCGCCACTACCAGCCACCGTTTGACGACATTGTCTTCGGTCATCATCTGCATCGCTGCCAGCGTGATGGCTGTCTTGCCCGCGCCGACCGGCGCAAGAACCATAGCCGTGTCGTTCTCGTACAGAAAATTAGACGCGGCTATCTGATATGGTCTTAACTGAAACGGCTGCACCACAAATCCACCTCTTCCTTTGACCACAGACACGCATAATGCTGGCCCGTGTGGGCCATCTCTTCTGCAAATATCTCTTGCAGCGCCGACAGACGCCCGCCGGGCTTCTTCAGTTCCACGAACCACGCCTGCCCGTTAGGCATACAGGCGATGCGGTCGGCCACGCCCCGCTGCGTCACGCTGCGGAACTTGTACGACTTGCCGCCCATCTGCTTGACGCGCTTGGCGAAGTACGCCTCAATCTCTTTCTCAGTCATGTCCTCTAGATACGCGGTCAAACTTTTTATCGCAACCCCTTGCGTTAGTTTTTGTTACGTGTATGGTGGGGGTCCAAACAATACAGTAAGGTACAGTAATGCAACATTCTAAGATCGTCGGCGGCTCGACCGCCAAGCGCGTCATCGCCTGCCCCGGCAGCGTGGCGCTGGTAGATAAGATGCCACCACAACCAAGCAGCAGCTACGCCGACGAAGGCACCCTGCTGCACGACACCATCGCGGACATCCTCGACGGCAAAGGTACGCCAGAAAGCTATCTGGGCCGCAAGCACAACGACATCGTGCTGACGCAAGACTTGATCGACGACAAGCTGACCGTCGCGTTGAAAGGGCTAATGGAAGTCGATCCTAATTTGGAGATGGAATATGCGGTCGAAAACAGGGTTGGCTTTGGCGATCTGTTACCTGACGTTTTTGGTTCCACCGATCTTATTGGCCGCATTGGCAGCCGCGCTGTTGTGCTGGATTGGAAATTTGGTTCTGGCGTTGCAGTCGAAGCCGAAGAGAACGCTCAGTTACTCTTTTATGCTGCGGCTGCTAGGCGAACGCCGGAAACGCAGTGGGTCTTCGACGGCGCAACAGAAGTCGAACTCGTCATCATCCAGCCGCCCTATGTAAGGCGGTGGTTGACATCGCTTGACCGCGTCGATGCGTTTGAGAAGGAACTGGTTAAGGCCGTTAAGACAGCGATGAAGCCTAAAGCACCGCTGGCGTCAGGCGACCACTGCAAGTGGTGCGCCGCCAAGCCTGTCTGTCCCATCATGACCGGCGCTGTAGACCGTGCGCTGAAGGCACAGATAGACGCGCTGCCTATCGACCAGATCGGCCATTACCTTGACCAAATGCCGCAGATCGAAGCGTTCCTGAAAGACCTCCAGCAGTTGGCGCAGGGACTGATCGAAGAAGGCAAGGCCATTCCGGGATGGAAGCTGGTTAACAAGCGCGCCACACGCCAGTGGGTTGATGAAGACGCGGCTGAAGAGTGGATGACCAGCCAAGGCATCTACGCGCTGCAAGAACCGAAGGTCTTGTCGCCTGCGATGGCGGAAAAGGCTTTGAAGAAAGCCAAGATAGAATTGCCGGATGACCTTGTGGTCTCCGTCTCAAGTGGTAGCACGTTGGCACCGGAGAGCGATCCCCGTCCATCAGTGTTGCAAATCGGCCACACGCTGTCAAAGGCGATGGCTAAAATCCAGTAACGTAAAATAAGGAATAAACTAATGTCTAATATCACTGCTTTTTCTACCGCCGGTCTTCCGTCTGTTTCCTCGCTTTCATCCGCGCTGCGGTCGATTGAGACAGATGCAAGCGCATCTGGCATGGTCATCCTCAAGATGGACCGCACGGGCCATTGGGTTTTTGGTGCCGACCAGACTGAGGTTGAAGACAACAGCATCTGGGCCATCAATCCGTTTTCGTTCGTCCACGGTTACATCGCATGGGGCGAAGGCACTGTGTTGGCTGAGAAGATGGTCAGCGTTGCTGAACCGTTGCCGGAAGTCGATGCGCCGCCTTCTGGTGCCAAACGTGGCTGGGAAATGCAGATCGGCTTTACGCTGGCTTGCACGAACGGCGAAGACGAAGGATTGCAGGCGCGCTACACGGCAACGTCTGTCGGTGGTAAGAAGGCTGTTCAGGAGCTTGCCACTGCCATCGCCGCGCAGGTGGATAAGGACCAGAACAAGCCTGTGCCAATGGTTGCGCTCAAGAAAGAGCATTACCAGCACAAGACTTATGGTCGCATCCACACGCCTGTGTTTGATGTTGTTGACTGGGCGTCGCTAAACGGCGATACTGCATCTGACGCAGCGGAGTTGGAAGTCGCCGCTGACGAACCCACGAGTGAAGAACCACGTCGTCGTCGTCGCGGGGCTTAATTAGGGGGCGCGAAAACTGGGGCGGGCGTTTTCTGCATTATCGCCTGCCCCAGTGAGTAGCTGAAGAGTGAGGACTTCAATGCCTACATTGTGGATTGACTTTGAGACGCGCAGCCGCTGCGACCTACGCAGCCGTGGCGTCTATAACTACGCGCAGGACATCAGCACCGAAGTGTTGTGTATGTCCTACGCTTTTGATGACGACGAAGTCAGGACGTGGTTGCCAGAGCAACCTTTCCCCGACGCCGTCCGCAACCACACAGGCCAGATCAGGGCGCACAACGCAGCCTTTGAGCGGCTGGTGTTTTGGTATGTGCTGGGCGTAAACTTCAAGCTGGAGCAGTTTTACTGCACCGCAGCACAGGCCCGCGCTAACTGTGCGCCGGGCAGTCTGGAAGACGTGGGCCGCTTTGCTGGCGCGTCTATGCGAAAAGATCATCGCGGGTCGCAGCTTATCCGGCTGCTATCCATACCTCAGTCGGACGGCGAGTTCCGCACAGACCCTAACCTGATGGCAGAGATGGTGGCTTACTGCGAACAGGATGTCCGTGCCATGCGGGCCATCGCGCAGGCGCAGCGTCCGCTGTCAGAAGATGAACTGCGCGACTACCACGTCAATGAGCGTATCAACGACCGTGGCGTATTGCTAGACCGACCATTGGCGTTAGCTGCTGTGCGCTACGCAGATGCCGAAGCCGTCGAGATACAAGACATTGTGCGTGAGATTACTAACGGCGCGGTCGCGTCAGTCCGCAGCCCTAAGATGCGCGAGTGGGTCTTGTCCCGCGTTGGGCCGGAAGCACTGAAGTTGGCGACCGTCCAGAAGGACGGCGTTGAGAAACTGTCCATTGATAAAAACGTGCGCGCCAATCTGTTGGCGCTGGCAGAGGAGAACCCTGATGAAATACCGGCGGAAGTGGCGGATGTTATCCAGTGCGCGGACGATCTCTGGGCATCGTCCGTTGCCAAATTCCAACGCGCAGCAGCACTTGCTGATG